ATCTAATTCGGTGGGCAAAATCCAGTCAACCTCTTTAAACATTGATCTAGTGCGGTAAAAGTATAGAACTCTATTTGCTCAGTACCTTTCTCACATTTTGCAGTCATCTTAATAATATCATTTATAGCTTCTTCACAACGTGTTTTTTTAACTTGAATCTTTACAGTCTTCACAGATACAACTTTTGTTGTTGGCTTCTTGGATTTTTTTCCTACACTCTTCACAGTCATGATTCTTGTATGTCATCCTTTTCCCAACTATTTAAACCTTCGAACTCATTCTTCACAATGTCTCTGGCTTCTCTAACTGTCATCATTCCAGACTTGCGAAGTTCGTCTACTGTTTTAGTTTTATTCCATCCAAAGTCTACGGATGTTTGTAATGTTGTTTTAACTATTTCAAAGTTGGCTGGGGTAATACCGTCTGGGAAAGATTTCTTAGACATACTTGTTCCTGATCCTGATGCAGGGTGTCCTTGTGCAACGCCACCAGTATCTGACGGTCTTTGCCTTCCTGGCTCTCCTTGCATACGTTGTTGCTCCTCCTTTGGGGCGGCTGTGCCGCCTCTTCCTCCAGGGTTCTTTACAGTTCCACCGTTGTTCTCTTCGGCATCTATCTGTTCTCTTAATGTTATGACAGGATCTTTTGATACAATAAATTCTCCAGTGTGAGTTCTTGTAACTTCGAATCCCATTGATTGGTATGCTCTCATGTTTTCTATTTCAACTCCTTCTATTTGTAAGTTTCTAAGTTTGTCGGTTTCTTCTCCAATCTTTAATTTTAATTCCCAATCATCTACGTTTAACATAAATGCAATCTTTCGCAAAAAGCCTTTGTACAAAAAGTCCTGACCCCATTTGACTGCTCTGTTTGTAATTGTAACTTGCAAACCTTCTTGAGACCAACCAGTAGGAAGTTCTCCAAAGTAAAGTGGGAGGACACCGTAAGTTGCTCCTATAATCATACGTAGTTCTCTTCGTATTGTAGTAAATTCTAATTCTTTAAGTGATCCAGTAAAGTCTATCCATTCTGCCATGTTACCTGCGTTACCACCTCTGTCGTTTTCAACAAGTAGGGGGTGTATTCTGTATGGATCTTCTGCGGCAGATTCCTCTAGTGCATCCCATGACTTTCTAAATGTCTCATAGTTTCTTGATGCAATAACTAACATACCTCGTGGTGGTCTCATCTTGTCGAAATACTTTCTAATATATTCGTCCATGTGGGATAACGCCATTACTTTACTCCAGATGGAATAAATCGGGGAGAAACCATAAACCAAGTCTGGTCTATACTTGCCTGCTTTCCAAATAACTTCGCCTTCAGCATAAACAAATCGTTTTGGGTTTGGAATACCTAGCGAATAGATGGAGTTGACTTCGCAGATGGCTTTCAGAGCCCTCAAGGGCATGGAGTGTTTTCCATCTTGTATGATCTGACAGTAGTCATCATCTAGAATTCGGTGCTCTCTGTGCTCAGAATGGGGGCAAACACGTACTTTATGACCTTTATCATCATATCCTATACGTCCATCAGAGTCTGCAATCATTGCAATCTGTGCTGGATCAGCTCGTATCAGTTCTTTTATTTTCGTGTTTTTGAGCATAATTTCGCCTTTATCGTTAAAAACATAGGATTTTAGAGTTAAAACGTATGCATTATCAGCAATTTCGAGGTCTCTTTCAATCATTCTCATAACATCTTCCAATGTTTGTTCGTTACCATTTACAGGATTTATCATTAATTCTTCTAAAACCTTACGATGTTCAGGTATTGGTCTAATTAAATTGGTTCCACCACAGGTATCACACATTAATTGGTTGTTTTTAGTCTCTCTTTCTTCTACTATTGATAGTTTTGTGTTCTCTGTAGAGTTATCTTTCTGTGCTTCAGGAGATAATGGGGGGTATTCAAACTCTTTTGAGCAGTCCGTGCACTTGTATTTGAACTTTTCAACGATTTCAAACCCATTTTTGAACATTTCTCTGTTGATTGTCTCTATAGGAATACGTAAAGCATCTATGTTATTGGCTAACTCATAGATCATTATGAGTGGGAATGGGAAAATTGGTAGTTTAGCACCTGTATCGGTACTCATGTATGGTTGTGTTATGCTTGGTCTTACTGTTTTACCTGTCTCCCCTGCTTGAGCTTTAGTGATTAACCCATTTATAGAGGTTCTAATACTGTTAACAAAGCCCATATCAAATCATCAACGTGTATATATTTAAACTTTGTCTATTTTTGTCACTGTTTTGTTAATTTTTTGAACAGGTTTAGGATTATCTCCATGCGTATCACAGTTTTTATCCCTATATTCTTTATCGCATTTGCAAGACATAGACATAATTATATAGATCGACTATTAAAGATTGCCATGGATGATCATTCTATACCTGAAGACATGGATGAAGAGTCAGTTATTGATGCCTGTATTTATGTTAATGATTGTTTTCAATTAAAAGATAATTTTCGTTTAAAGAATGATTTTGGTGTGACGTTAACAGGTCTGTTAAGAGGTATATCTTCCGTTGTAAAAGAACATGATGAGAGATTACATAGAAACATACTTGAATCACTAAGTATATTAGCAAATAAATAACTGATTAATCATGATTCATTTCTTTACAAAGAACATAAACGAGAAAACCTACAAAGATATTATTCAAAGAACCATTATGCTTAACGGACATGATGGTAGGAGCAAATCTTCATGGGAAGTATGGAAAAATTTTGAAGAGAATTGGACACTTAACATTATTCCTGTTACAGATCAAGAAGATTTTAAAGTGTACTATGAACATTTGAACGTAGAAACCAGTGATGGCATAGCCTGGGGAGTTACTGGAAATAAAGTTATATACATGTTTATCAATGATTCGAAGAATCCGTTTATACTTCGATCTAATGTGATGCCTCTTGCTCATGAGTTGTTACATGCTGTTTATCAGGATAGGATTGGTACTTTTCATATTACTAGGAAATTTACCTCCCCCGAAGGCAGAGCAGGCACGAAAGGAGCAGCTGCTACGGTTATCGTACATGACAACTGGTATGGTACAAAGAAAACTATAAGATTTTGGATAAGACACAGTTTCATGTGGCTCCCAATTACTATTCCTTTCATTCCTATTAGTCAAGCAAAGAAAGATTATCCTGTTTAATAACCTTTAAATCAAAGTAATTTTATATAAAACCATGGCTGAAGATAAGAAGAAAAAGAAACGAACCGAATGCTCTGACGGAGTCTGTAGGATAGTTGACGACCTGGAATAACAATGCCAATTTCCAATAATGATTTTAAAAAGACTATATGTATAGTATGTTATGATAAATTTGGACAGCATAGTAAGAACGGTTGGATGAAGTGTATGTTTAGGCTTCAGGGTACTATTGCTATGAATGATATTAATGGTACTACTGCTGAGATTAATGGTGCCCCCTCATTAAGTGGTGGAGGTAACCCTTCTGATGGTAATTAGAGAATCCATTCGTAATTTTTGTAGAGGATTAAAAAAATCCTTTAGTGGAGAAGAATATCTTCGAAATATTAATCATTGCACTAAATGTGGTAAGGCTAGTTTCTTTGGTAATACTTGCCTACAGTGTGAAACAGATAATGCGTTCGGATCTTTTAACAAAAAAGAAGATTATTAATTTTTTTTGTAGCCCCCCAGAAAGCCAAAAAACACATTTTTTTATCTGAGTACTTAGCTGACCAATTTCGAAATTTGAAACCTCGTGAAAATACTTTTGAAATAAATAAAAAATAAAATAAAAGAAAAGAAAAGAATTAAAAAATTATTCTTCTTCTTCGTTTTCTCGATTTGCAATAAAGCCGATTTCAGATAATGCTTTATCCATTTTTTCCCAGAAATATCCCGAACGATCAAATCTACAAGTTGTAGAGTTATCATTTTTTGCTATTTCCAAGACACAACAGAGCAATTTGTTTGCTACGTATCTTTCTTTACTGCCTTGTAGTCCTGACATTTCAGCTAACAAGGCGTGAATGTTTTTGGTATTCATACATTTTTAATACATGTCGTAGTATATAACTACTATGTGAGTTTATAAAGAAAGTTGTTTTTCCTAAACATTTAATAAGCTAAGAAACAAGGGGTTGAAATCGAAAATTTAAAAAAACGTGAATTTGTTAAAGTCCACATAGTTAAGTAATGGTATAATCAAAACTCTAAAAATATAGTAATAGTGTTAAAAATGGTCGTTCTTTTATTAACTAGTATATCTAATAATAACCATGTGGAAAATCACAAGTTCTTTAACAAAACTAGAGAACAAAATTAAGACTAGAAAATCAAGAAAACTAGCCTTAAAAAACGCCAAAACTGAATATGAAAATTTAGTAAAGGCAATCAAAAAATCCCAAAATCCAGCCGATTTTTTAAACGCTGACGATATACCAACAAAACAAACACCAACAGAAAAAATCAAAGAAGGAACAAAAACAAAAACAGAACAAGATGTTTTTAGATACTTCTTACAAGATGACACAAAAAAAGGCGTTTGTTCAGCACAAATTAAGAAAATTTGTGGAAATAAAGCAATATGGAAAACCTCAAAAACTGGCAAAAAAAATCAATATGTTGCAGGAATTGAAAACATG